TAACACTTCCATGTCACTCGTCCACCACGCACTGTCGGCTTTGGTCACTACCAAGCCTTGCTCCTCAATAACCAAATCCTCAACTGCCTTGATGGGGCCCGTCCGGTTATTGACTCTACTTTCCGCCTCTTCGAAAGCTTCGCGGCTAATTAAAGCAACGCCAACTCCTCCAGAGGAAATCAAGCCCCATATGTGCAAACCTGCCAGAGGATTTTTAATCCCTCTGTTAGCAAGCACATATGGCCGTCCACAGTCTCCTCGCTTCGTTAGAGTAGCCGTAACTCCTCTAACCGCCGCAACACCATGATCCGTGATCTCGTCCCCCAAATCTATGATAGCCGCTCCAGTCCTATTTTCATCCCTGTGCAGAAAATTGCACAAGAACTTCCGTCCTTTGAACCTCGCCAACTCTTTCCTGGTTATCATCAAATGCCTTATGCTCCTCGCGTGTGCAACGCAAGTCCCAACCAGCTTAACGACAATCAAGTCTCGCGGTCCATCGAAGGGTAAACAATCATTCAGCTGCTCATAATTTGCGGGGTCAACCTTTATAGGTGTAAATCCTCGTCGAGCACCTGTCTTATCAACCACTTCAATTTCTGCGAACACATTTGTATCCGTTTCACGCTTCATCAAGAGTACAAAATGCTCTGGCATCAACAATGTCCTGTTGTCAATAGCCAATGCATAAATCCCTTGGGGCTCACTATTGTCTCCCCTGAATTGTACCCATCTCAGCGCTCGCTGAATACTCTTGTGCACATCCGTCAGCTCTGGCACTCCATTCTGCCACTGGCCTTTCACCCGTATCTTGTTAGGTTTGGGGCCAGCTATCCTGAACTTCTCTCGCACTCCACGGTCGTACTCTGGTCCTTGAATCTCTTTCCGGTCCATCATCCTGTCCACAATCCTCGTTATCATCCGCACGATTGCGTAGCATACTGAGTAAGCCGCCACAGCAACCCCAGCCTTCAGGAGGAAATGTCCAATCACTCCTGCCCACGACTTCCCTTCCGCCATCGGTCCACCCTGCTTTCGCAGGCAAAAACCTAAAGCGTTACGAAAGCCGTCTT